GCGGCGATAGTTCGAGCCGTCTCTACCGCTGATGCGCGCTTCTCGGCATCAGCAGCGCGGGCAGCGTTGGCGCTCATCTGGGTGATTTTTATCACCTCTTCGGCATTTGCCTTTCCGACGGCAGCAGCAACCGATGACGCAGCGGCCTCTTCTTGGATTAATGCGATCGATTTTTCAATCTCTGCATTCTTCCATTTCATTTCATCAACGGTTGCCTGCACATGCTTTGCTTCAGCTTCCGCTTCGCTCGCCCCCTGCGCAAACGGCAAGGCTTCCGCTTTGATTTGCTCGCCCTTCGCGGCGTTCTTTCCAAAGTAGTTCTTGGCCGGCGCGACATTCGCGCCATGCAGGTGGTTTAATTTTCCTTGCAATGCTTCCAGCTCTACAAGCATGGCCTCGCGGGAGGCGATGATTTTGAGATTGCCGGCGCGTTCCGCCTCCAGCGCCTTCAGACGGTTTGCGGCAGTACCTTCGGCCGCACGCTTACCTGCCGCGACACTGGCGGCGTTTGTTTCATCAAGTTGGAGAATGCTGGCAACTGTGCTGCGAATTGCCGGCGCTAGCGTTGTCAGGCTCTCGCTATAGAGCTTTGCCCAGCGATCCGGTGACGCTGCGTTAAGAGATTTGGTGGATGCCGCAAGGGTATCGACGCCATCAGACGCGGCTTCTGCCTTTTCGCCAACACTAGCGAACTTGCCGCCAAGCTCGCTTAGTTGCTTGGAGATACCTTCGAGATTCTTGTTGACGGACTTGAAGCCGTCACCGAACGAGGAAATGCTATCCGTTAAATCAGAAACGGAACCCTCCAGTGATTCGGCAACCTTGCCGACACTATTGAGTCCCGCTTCCAACAGCTTGACTGTATCGGAAGCGCTCTTGGTCTTTACACTGAACCCCGCGTCATCCAGGGTTAAAACGACCTTGATTTCCTTGCCGATAGACATGCTGACCTCGAACTATAACATTTTTGAAAGCATCCTTAACCCCTCAAAACCAGCCACGTCACGTTCGGCTTCATAGGGCAAAGGCGCGTTTTGCGCTACTGTTTCCGCCTTTACAATCGTCCCGATTTCGATGACCAGTTGCTTTCTGTATTCTTTTGCAGCTTCGCCAGCCTGCCCGCATACAGCAATGGTCAACTTGCGCATATCTGCCTGCGCCATCACTCGGTCGACGTTTCCACTCAAAAGCCAAAACGCCTTGAGCCGGAGCGTCATCATTTCGGCGTAACTTATTGAATAAAAGTGCATGACCCGACAGAAGAAGAAACCGAAATCGATTTCTTCAATCTTCGGGCCGGTTAGTTTCCCGCTGGCGCCGCTCCATCTGGCGTTGCGTCTGAGGCCGGGTCAGCCGCCGGAGTTTCATCTGTCGCGACTGCCGGAGCTGGCGCGGAAGTGTCGGTTTGATCTGGGACATCGTTACCGCGAACAAATGCGGCGATCTGGGAAAGGGTAGTCAAGGGAACGCCAGTCAATGCCTCGCGCGGCAGGTTGGGAACGCTACGCACGAGCATGTCGACCGTGGCTTCAATCTGCACGTCCAGGGTTGCGTCTTTGGGGATTGCTTGAGCTGCTTGAGTCGTCAGAATGAAGTTCTCGACGGTCATTTCTGGAATCGTGTACGTGATGCCGCCAAGCACTAACTCGCGTGTCTCTGCCGGCGTCAGTGCGTCAAGGTTCAGAATCTTTGCCATTTGGTATTTCCTTGTGAATAAGCCCCGCCAAAAGACGGGGCTTGGTTGGGTTGAAAGTTAGCTTAAGTCACCTGTGACTTAGTTTCCAACCGTAAAAAGTTGGCCGGTAGACGAGTTCGGGTAGCCGTTGAAGTCGACGTTGTAAATTCGCTCTTTTTCCAAGTTGTAGGCAAAGGTCAACGCGCCGGCAGTTGCGGCCAACGGAATCACCAAATCGTCCGAAGTGTCGCCAATTGCGTTGGAAACGGGGTGCAGACGCAGTGGCTTCGCGTTGGTCAACAGGTTGGTGCCGATGCCGTTCGAGACCGCAACGTAGTCGTTGATACCATCGGTGCCACCCAACAGAGTTGTGCCGGACATCGTGATTGCGGCGCCTGCTGTTCCTGCTCCAAGCGTGAACGCATTGCCAGCGGCCGCCGTCACGTTGAAGGTAACGCCAACAACTGCACCAGTGACTTCGTACGACGCTTCCGATACCGCTGCAAATTGACCGAACGAAGTGCAAGATACCAGCGCTTCGTTCAATGCGGCTGCGGTAGCGGCGACGGTGCTGCCTAGTAGCACTTGGTTGTTTGCGCCGGTCAGTTCGCTGACGAACGTGAAGGTGACGCCATTGACGACGATGGTGCTGCCGGAAGCTGGTTGAGTGACAACGGTAATCGAGCCGGATGCCGCAGCGCCGCCGCCGGTGGTTACCATGATCGAGCCAGGCATAATCGTGATCAAGTTTTGCAGCGTGGTTTCAGCCAGCGGCACCTTGGCGCTAATATCGCGACCGAGGATGTATTCGTTGATGGTCGACTTACCGAATTGATCGACGTTGACCTTGTGGGTATCCGTCTTAACGGTTACTTCAACGCCGCCTTGGGTGTACCCAAGATCAACGCCATTGTAAAGCACCTGGCAGACGCCAAGTTTTACGTTTCTTGTATCGCTCATGAAATTTCCTTAGCAAAGGGTGTATGGGTGCCAGATAACTCAGTGGTGACTTACTATACCACAAAACAGACTAACTTCCTAGCTTAACGATTCAACAATCTCTGTCAGGCAAACCGATAGCGCGTCATCCAGAAAGCCGCCCTCGGTGATCTGATCGAATGCCCGTTCCATATAGGCGCCACCGACAGTTTCGGACTGACCATCCTGCTTTTGCCTCGACCCTTCGCCGAGCTGCCAATTACCAGCAGGTTCAAGGTGCGTTTCCTGCTCGTAGGCATAGTCGCCAACTGTCTTGCCTGGGCGCTCTGGCACAGGTGCATCGCCATCGACATACACCGTTACTTCGGTTCCGGCCCAACTTCCGAACTGACCATTGACGCCACGCGGCTGTGACGCATCTGGATCTGGCGTCATCATGATCGCGTTTTCCAGGTTAGCCTCGTCCCTTGGGGCGAACTTCTGTGCGAGTTCTTGAATGGCGGCGCCCGCCTCGATCAGCTTTTTCATCGACAGGTTCCGCGCGGTCAGATCGACGCGCTTGAAGCTGAGAATTACTTCATCAGTGCCTTCGTATTCGACAGCCATTATGGAGGAGTCGTATCGACGAAGTTGACTTCAAAGTTGACGTTGAACTCAATCAGGTTACCTTTGGATAGCGGGAACGCCACCGGTTCTGTCTTTGGTCGGCAGAAGTTGAAGTACAGCGTCCCAACCTGCGTATTGACAAGTGTGAGCGCCGCGATCGCCTGGTCGGATACCGCTTGCGCTGCCTTGTAGCTCTTGCCTCGTACGATCAATTGAAACTGAGACCTATAATAGTCCGGCAGTTCATAGTCGATTTTGGTGCCCGACAGCGGATTGCGCAGCAGAATAGCCGAATCCGCCTCCGCTGGCATCATGTTGAGAAAAATCGTCTGTCCTGGTACGCCCAGCCCACTTGTTTGCAGGAGGGTAATAAGCGGCATAAGGTTCATGTCGACGCCCACATGGTTAAGTCGGTCTGGTAGTGGTCGAGCTTGCCCATCACATTGGCGCGCGGCCACATACCCTTGACACGGAAGCTGTAGCCGTCGATCGTCACGATGTCGTCGATATGCGCCTTTGTTAGCGCCGTCAGAAGAATGACCGAGGTCGTTTCCAACTCAAGGGCGCTGCCGCGTGATGCGGAGCTGTCTGCGCGTACCGAGGACTTCTCGTTTTCGATCATCAACTTAACGACTGCGCAGCGCTCGGTGACGGTAGATCCTGGGGTCGGCTGACCGTACACATCCGTTGTGCCGTCGCTCAGTTGGATTGTGCAGTAGGCATTGGGTCTAAACATACGGCACCAATTCCGCATTTGCGTTGGGGTGAAAAACCTTCGCCCGTACCGAAGCAAGCGTCTGAAAGCCGGGTGTTGCCCCGGTGAGAGACAAGCGCAGGCCAAAGAAGTCGTGCATATTGTCGCTGTACGATACCGATGCCAGATCGCTGGTCGTGCCAATCTTTGCCGCTTGTGAGTCGATAAGGGTCTGATAGGCCAGGTCGCGGGCCTGGGTTCTAACCAGCGCGCCTGCATTCCAGTTGCGGCCGGCAGAGTCGCGTGCGGTGAAGGGTTGCTCCATGCGCTTTTTCATCAGTGCTTCGAAGAGGCCCGCGCCCGTTTCCTTGAGCATCTGGCCGAACCCTGTAGTTGATCCTTTTGCGCGCAACACCGTGTTGGTCAGGTTTTTTGTAGTGAGCGCCCGTAGCGTGACCAGAAAAGCGCTTTGACGGTCGCGCATCGAGCGCGTGACAACGCCATCGTCGATCGTAATCAAGTAGTGGTCGATCGATTCACTGGACATCTGCATGAACGAGTTGACCGCTTGCAGTCCGTCGCTTTGTAGCCGAGTAATCGAATGGGGCGAGACGCCTGCCGCGACGGTCTGTGCGAACATTCCGGTCAGGGCCAGCGCAAACAGTTTGTAGCCATCGCTCAGTTGCGCGGCAAATTGGTCGTACTTGTTCATCGGCGCGTCAGCCCCTTGGTAAATGACAGGAAGTACGACAGGTAGCCTAGTGCGCGGCGGCAGCATGGGAGCTGAAGCGGCTTGCTGGGGCGATACATTTGCTTGGACTCGCCGATCGATTCAAGCATCATGCCCTCCTGCCGACGCTTGACTACCGGATCGCCCTGCAAGATGTCATCTGCTTCGGCTACTTGCGCCAGGTACAGCGCGTTTAGGAAGCGCGGCGGCAGTTGGACGAATTGCTCGACCGTCAAGAACGACAGATTCCCGCTAAACAGGAACATGCCATCCGGTGATGCGAAATTGGTCGGGTATGTTCCCTCTGGAACGTATGACAGGCTGTCCTGGCCCCAATTCACGTTCGAATTCAGTTGGCTGAAGTTCAATTGGCAAATGTGACTGCGGGCGTCGATTAGCGCAGCAATCCGGTCTTTGTCTGATGCGCCATCCCATCCTGGGATGTTGGGAATGCTCAATGCGGTGAATTCCGCGTTGGCGTAGGTCATGAACGAATTAATGCCGACCTGCAATGGATCTGCCAGGGTTACCGCGTACGCTTCACTGACCAGAATCGTGTTGCCGTCGGCCAGCGTACACTGCAACTGGACGTTGCGCAGCTCTGCCGTGCTGTATGTCGCCATCGTGTTGATGGTTGGCGACATGGTGACGACTGCTGTTGGTGAGCCGGCGATGAAGCCTGCAAGTGGCGCCAGCGGAACCGATGTTGACGTTACCGCGACGATCCCTTCCACCTCGATGTCGTCAGAAACTTAGCTTCCGGCCTGGTCAACCACGTAATAGGCGATGGAGGCTACGTTGAGCGGGGTTCCGGCCCGATCAACGAGCGGGATTGTCAGCGTGACCGCCGTTCCTTGCAGGTAGGTCTTCATTTCTTAGCTCTTTGCTGGCGCCTGGGTTGCATTGATGATCGCGTTAATCATTTCCGCAATCGAGTTGCTTTTGATGCCGAGAGGGTCGGCAATCTTGCGCAGCCCTCTAATGCCGTCCGCGTCAGCAACCGCGCTCAACTCTTCCACCGTATAGGTGGATTTCGTAGTCGCTTGGGCCTGTACGGGCCTGTCTTTCTGAGGCGCCAAGTCGTGCTGACCCTGTGCGCCCGTTTTGAACATCGGTGCGGGCGTATTGGCGTTGTCCAGTAACGATTGGGTGACGGATGGTTTAGATCCGTCCTCCCACTCGCAGAGCATGGATGCCGAAATGCGAACGGCATCCATTACGCTAACATCGCCCTTAGATAAGCCTGCTTCGTAAAACACAACGCCCATTTGACCGTTGTAGTTACTGAAGCCAGGCTGAGTTAATCTAAGTTTCATGTCGTATTCCTATTAGTTCACAACGCCGGTTTGGATAGATGCGGCCGCCAACTGATCTTCCGCTGCATTGACCGCTTTAGCTGCTGCTGTCGCGGCCTCTTGGGCAGTTTCCAGTGCGGTCACGGTTGCTGCTGCGGCGGCGGCGGCTGCGGTAGCTGCTGCTGCGTTGCCGGTACTTGGCGTTGCCAGTTCAACGTTCGCCGCTTCGGTGGACAGTGCTTGCGCCGTGTCGTTGGCCGATTGCGCTGCCGCTAACGCTGAATTTGCCGTCACTTCAACCGCTTGGGCTGTTGTCAAAGCAGTCTTTGCCGCAGTCAACGCTGCCGTCGCTGCAAGGGCGTCAATGGCAATCTGCGCCTGTTCAGTTGCGGAAGTGGTATTGGTCGCCTCTGCCGCACCGCCGACTGCCGCTGCCGGCCATCCAGTTGGAGGCACTGCCGCTGGTGCCACGTAGACTGTTGCGGGTGGGCTGTAGACGGTGCCGTTCGGCTGGATGATGACTGGCAAGCCAAGAGCTTCCATTTGCGCCTGGATGATTGCTTGTTCCGCCGGTGTGGTCGTTGCGGTGACTTCGATGTTGCTTGGTGCTGTTGCTG